AGTCTGAGTAGAATTAAATCTAAATCAGACAAAGGCGGGATGGCAATTATCTCTGGAAGTCGTGGTGACAAATCTGCGAAGGAAAATAAAGCCAGAGCAAAACAATTAGATCGTGATATAAAGGGTAAGGGTTTACCTGGTGCTACGAAGGTAACTGGAAGATGGGATGAGAAGGATGATAAGACTGGTAAAACCACAAAGGTTAAAGAACGTAGTCACGTTGTCACTTCTGGTAAAAAGAGTAAGAGAAAGTTTAAGAAAGTAATAAAAGCACTAGGGAAGAAGTATGGTCAGGATGCCGTCTTGACACAAACGAAAAAAACTGGTACAGTATCAGCAACCCGAAAAGGTGGACTTGGTAAATCAGCAGGTAAAAATGTTAAAAAATTTACCGCAGGAACAATGAAACCTGGTAGATCTTCACCAGAAGGTGATACCAAAATAAAAGGAAAGACTTTTACTTACGGGTAATATGATACAGTTCAATATCGATCCAGAAGCACCTGATGATATATTAGGAGAAAACCCTCCTTATGATGATTGGTTCCACAACCCCCTTGATGATATGCCTATTGCAACTGACAACCCAAGACCTGAGGAAGAGATTGCCGATGTTTATGCATCAAGGCATGAATCCACTCCTGACTTTGAAAAGGATGCAGAAGAAATTGTAACCATGCACGAGAAAGCATATAGGTTAGCAAGATCTAAGTACAATCCATTTGCCATAGGTGGATCAGAAAGTATTCACGATTTTGAAGGAGGTTCTGAAAATGGTCAAAAATTATGATGATTCAAATTGGAGAGAAGAATCCATACCTTACTATACAGGTCAAAGGGTAGAATTATTGCTGAATGGTCCTAAGAGTCTTTCTCAGTCATGGATAATGGGAGCAATGTATAATGAATGGAAAAGGAGAAATGGTTACAAAGATCCTGAACCACCTGATTGTTCTTCTTCTATGCAGGAGTGGGAGCAAAGTGTAAAAAAATATGCAGATAAGTGAAAAATTTAATATAATAATAGAAAAACATCATTATTATGAATTGTTAAATAAGAAGTTATTAAAAGATGCAGAGACTGCTGATTATAGTGGATGGTCTCAATCAGACTGTGACACTGCATTGTTTTCTTCAGCTACCACTACTTCTAAGAATATTGATTTAATAAATTCTTGGGTTAAACTTTTAATTTGTAAAAATTATCCCTTTTTGGGTGATGTAAATTATATGGGAGAAAGTGGTTTTACTATGCAGACATGGTTTGTTAAGTATAGGGAGGGTGACGAGACTAAATCCCATCACCATATTCCAAGTTTTTGTAGTTGGGTTTATTTTCTCAGATGTCCTAAAGGATCTCCTCCGTTAGTTTTTACTCAGAGCCGTAAGAAAGTTAAATCTGAGGAAGGTAAAGTTGTAATATTTCCTTCTTGGTTAAGGCATCATGTACCACCTAATAAATGTGACGGAAGAGTTGTGTTAGTGGGGAATGTCTTTAATTATAAAAAGGACCGATAAATAAACTGTCCACTAGGGGTTGAGTAGACCCCTTTTTGATGTATTATAGGTATATCGAAAACAAATTACATCATGACCTTTGAAGTTAAAATGACAAAAGACGAAATCATTGATGGTTTGAGAAGTACATATGGTAAAGAGTTCACTGCTGCTGATGTTCGTGGATTCTGTGCTGCTAATGACATTGCTTATCAAACAGTCACTAAAAAACTTAAAGAGTTTACAGTAGGTCGTGGTAAATGGAATCTAGAAGTTACCACAAAGGCAGTGGAGAATATTGAAAAGTCTTTCAGTGCTCCTGCTGTTGAACCTATTGTTTCCCAAAACTTAGTTCCTACTACCGATGACACGTTTGTCAAGTTTGGTCCCTTTGCTGACCTTAAAAAAATTCTACAAAGTAAGTTATTTTATCCTACTTTTATTACTGGTCTTTCTGGGAATGGTAAAACATTCGGGGTAGAACAGGCATGTGCTCAACTAAATAGAGAATTAATTAGGGTAAATATTACAATTGAAACCGACGAAGATGATCTTATTGGTGGCTTTCGTCTTATTGATGGGAATACTGTTTGGCATAATGGACCCGTCACCGAAGCTTTGGAGAGGGGAGCTGTCCTCCTTTTAGATGAAATTGATTTAGCATCTAATAAAATTCTATGCTTACAACCAATCCTTGAAGGTAATGGTATCTTCTTGAAGAAGATTGGTAAGTTTGTGCAACCAAAAGCAGGATTCAATGTAGTTGCTACTGCAAACACAAAGGGTAAAGGATCCGACGACGGTAGATTCATTGGTACTAATGTACTTAATGAAGCATTCCTTGAAAGATTTCCTGTAACCTTTGAGCAAGAGTATCCACCAGTATCAGTAGAGAAGAAAATTCTTGGAGGAATTGCTGCCAAGTTGGGTGTAACAGATACAGAGTTTATCAAGAGACTTGTAGATTGGGGTGACATCATCCGTAAAACATTCTATGATGGTGGTATAGAAGAGATCATCAGTACTCGCCGTTTGGTTCACATTGTTCGTGCTTTTAGTATTTTTAATAATAAGGCAAAAGCAATTCAAGTTTGTGTAAACAGATTTGATGATGAGACTAAGCAAGCATTCTTAGAACTGTATGATAAAGTTGATGCAGACTTCGAGTTGCCAAATGAGGAGAGTTGAGGTATGATTAATGCATGGAGCTTACTTTATGAGGAACTTAATGGTACTATGGACAAGACCTATCCAATTGAAAACAACGAATTGAATAACGACGATATAAACATTACTACTGAAACTGGGGACACTGTTTATAATGTTCCCGATGATGTGGAGATTGATGAGGACATACCCGAAGTAGTGACTGTTGGATCGGGTGTTAAGGGTGGAACAGATGAAGATGTCCTTAATATAACAGGTGGTGATACTCTCAATTTTGATGATTATCCAAGTGCATTTACGGCATTTGCTGATAATGATGATTCAATTGCTCATCATATTGATTTGGGAATAGGAAGTACTGCATCTTATGAGAGTCTTAATCTAGATTTCTCTTCTTGTTATGGTGATGATACAATCAGTTTTGATGCACCAACACCTGGTATAGAAAAAGATTGTACTAGAAAATATAAAGAAGATGAGTCAATCGAAGCTCTTAAAAATTATATTTCTACCACTTATGGTGGACACTATACTTCTGACAATAATAATGTCCAGACACTTGACCTTATAGAATCGGTAGGAGATGCAGAATCTTTTTGCCGTTCTAATGCAATTAAGTATCTAAGTCGTTACGATAAGAAGGGACAAGCAAAACGTGATATACTAAAAGCACTACACTATTCACTCCTACTATACCATTTCAGTGGGCAACTCAATGAAACTCCGACCCGTGGTTATGAAACTTTCTGATTCAACTCTTTCTTTACTTAAAAACTTTTCGACTATTAATCAGTCAATTTTGTTTAAGCAAGGTAGTAAACTTCGCACTATTAGTGTCATGAAGAATATTCTTGCAGAAGCAACTATTGGAGAGGAATTTCCTAAGGATTTTGGTATCTATGATCTTAATCAATATCTAAATGGTTTAGGTCTTTACACTAGTCCAGAACTTGATTTTGTTAACGATGGTTACGTTGTAATCAAAGAAGGAAGATCTCGCTCTAAATATTTCTTTGCTGATCCTAGTGTAATAATTACACCACCAGAGAAGTCAATTGATCTCCCTAGTGAGGATGTTACTTTTGATTTGAGTACAGACCAATTAGACAAGTTACTTAAAGCAGCAGCAATCTATCAACTTCCTGATCTAGCTGTTGTTGGTAAGGATGGTGTGGTTAAAGTTGTTGTAAGAGATAAAAAGAATGACACCTCAAATGATTTTGCTATCACTGTGGGTGAAACAGATGCAACGTTCTCCTTTAATTTTAAGGTAGAAAATATTAAGATTCTACCTGGTACTTATAGTGTAGTTGTGTCTCAAAAACTTCTTTCACGTTTTACTAATAAGAATCAAGATCTTGTATACTACATTGCACTCGAACCAGATTCTACTTTTGAATAATGGCTAAATCTCATAATTACAAGAACCCTTCCAAGACACAAGATCTTGGACATGTAGAGGCACAAGTCACTAAGGGTAAAAAGTATTATGATAAAGATGGGTGGGAAATCTCTCCACCCATAAGTGATAGAGAATGTATCTATCGTTGTTTAGAAAATTGTCAAAACCTTGCTGGACTTGATAGAAAACAAGTCAGTAGATTGATGGATGATTTTAAAACTAAAAAAACTAAATTTGTACGCAACGAAGAGTATCCTGTATTATGAGCAAAGAAATTCCTACTAAGGAGTATATGCAAGACGGATGGGATTCTGGTCCTATTGGTTGTCACCCCTATAAACGTGGGAGTAGGCATAATAAAATTGGAATGTGGATTATGTACATTTTCTACGGTATTGTT